TATCTGTTATCGGTAGCGCTTCTTCTAATGTCTCCGCGTGGGTCGTCAACGCCTTCGTATTTATATTGATTGTTTATAATGTTTATATCGTAGCTCGCTTTTACTTTGGGATTATTAAGGTCAATAAAAGGTATTTTTTTAATATCTTCTTGCAAGTGTTCATATCTAATATAGTGTTTCGGTTTATATTTTTTAGCAGCTTCTTCGCATCTATCTAACACTATTGCATCTTGCTGTAAAATATACTCTTCAAACGACTTTGTAACGACTAAGTCATTATCAATTTCTTTAAAACAAAATAAATGCCAGAACGAAACTGCTCTCGAATAAGGGTTACGTATTTGCATTATAATATCATAATCAGAACACTCTTTAGGAACATCGTAACTATGAGTATGGGGATTAGCACTAATATCTGATTCCCCGCAAAATGTAGGTGCTAGTTCATAGTTAAAAAAATCGTAATGTTTTAATACTTCACTAACAGCACGAGACCCGCATCTAGATGTTGCCCACCAAACATGTTTTACCCTGTGAGATACGTTCATATGTAGATTTACATACACTATCTATTAATCAAATGGTACCCCACGGGGAATCGAACCCCGATTAGCGAAATGAAAATCCGATGTCCTAACCGTTAGACGATAGGGGCAAAATGTTTATTGATATTTAATCTCTGTTATATTAAGATTATTGTTGTTTTGTTGTATAGTGAATATTCTTGGTGGTTTGTCAGTATTAGTAATAGCTTTAGCTGCTGTTATGGCTTCACTAGGAGATGGAAACTTCTTAGCATCTTGATAGTTTTTACACCATTGATCTTTTTCGAGATCAATTAAAAATAATCCTTCTTCTAAGACATGCCTAGCATTCATCCGTATTACGGATGTATCCATAACTATAAACTCTTGATTCATCTAATACGGTTACCGACTCGTACATTATATACTTCGGTGTTGTGTGGGTATGACACTGTTAATATGTCCCCAGAAAGATTATAACCTATAACGTTATTTTCTGTGAATATAGTCATACCTGGACTGCTGTTTTCGTCATGAGCTACAAGTCTGTTTCCTGTTCTTTCAATATACATATTGTTCCTTTTCTTGTACATCTAGTTTACGTAAATCATTAGCAATTTGCAAGCTTTTAATGTTGTTAAGAGCCTTTTCAATATTTCGTGCTGTTTTAATTTTCATTAACAACGTATCAGTACGATTATCCACATAGTCTTGTATGTCTAAAGGTTTGATATACTTCATACCTTCATTGCTATTGAAGTCAATGCCCCTATCTTCGCATTTTTCAGCTATAATGTCTACAGCCTCCATCAATGCAGCCCAACGGGCAAATTCATAAGACGAAATGGTTCTCGGACCAGTTTGAGTTTCTGTTGCTTCGATAATGTCTTCCATATTAAAGTGAGGTTATACCGCCTGTACGTAAAGGATCTGTTACAATAGCTGATTCAATATTAATGTATACGCTATTTTTAACATTACAATGTTCACAAACAAATTTAACATCTTCATTTGCATTTATAATAACTTCGTTAGACTTTTGACAAGCAGCACAAGGTACATTAAAAGTGATTTTAGAGAGTATTTCAAGCTCTTTAAGATTTTTTTCTGTAATATCTTTTGCTAAACGATATTCTTGGTATTCCCCATAAAGATAGAAACCTATAAACTGTAATACAAAGGTAGAAGCAAACCACATTAATGGAGATTGCTTTGTGTAATGTGCCAGCAATGCAAATGCACCGCTAACAAAAGAAGCCTTAAGTACGGCTCCTAATAAGGTTAATATTGTTCGTGTCATATGTTACTCGTATTAGAGTAACTTATTCACTTAGGTGCAAGAGTAAAGTCGTTTAAGTTGGCAGCTAGTTCTTTGTACGCGACCATAATACCGGCAAGCTTGGCTCGCATCTTCTTCAACTCTTTTTGCTTACCCTTAAACAATGGTAAGTTTTCTGCTGTAGCAGCTTTATTCTTTAAATCTAAAGTTTGTAGATAGAGATTAGCTAACTGTAACACTGCATCTTGTAAAGGATAAGGAAGCGCTTCAGGATTAACCCCACCTTGACCGTTATTCTTAAGATTAGCTAACTTCTCTAATGTAGGTGGTCCATCATTAGTCTGATAGTTATTCATCGTCTCTGGGGTAGAGGTAGATGGTAACTGACCAGTATAAGTACCGCCGGATTCGTAACCAGCTTCGCTTAGGATTTTATTAGTTTTTCTTTTGCTCACGATCTTCAATACTTACTACTCCGATCTTGAATCTACCGGAACATTTAGGACAAATCCAATGAGCTTCGTTAACAATCTTTGTACCTCTATTGACTTTAACAGCGCGAGGATGTACTGGCGTGTGGCCACAGATATGGCATGTTTCTGGGCGCATAGATACTTGTTCGTTCATATCCTATACTTATCCGAACATCTTACAGAAATCAACTAGAGCTTGGTTATTTGCTTGTTTATTAAATGTTTTCTTCCAATCACTTATCTTATCTAAAATACTATTAAACTCTAACTCTTTACACTTTTCTTCAAAAGTTTGAAAGTTAGCAGTAACTGATTGTAGTGTCGTATATTGCTCTGAATAAAGTTTCCCTTCTTCAGGGTATGCATCTAAACCGTGTGCTAAATCTACTAAAGGTCTATTAGTCTGTATAACTGCATCACATAGCTCCTTAGCTTTAGGTTCATTAGCTACCCATTGTTTAGCTAGTTTTTTACCTCTAACTTTACCCACGCCTTCAATACCTTGTACGTTATCGGATTTATCACCGGCTATACACTTATAGATAAGAAATTCTTTTGGGGTTAATCCATAGTGTTCTTCAAAGTTATTAACATCTACAAGAAGCTTTTTTATTGGGTTATAGAAAGAAACATCCGTGTTAACTAGTTGTGCAAAGTCGTTATCTACACTTATGATAATCTTTTTACCGTTAACATTTTTAGTCAACCAACTAATAACATCATCTGCTTCCAAGTTGCCTGGAAATATGTTTTTTATTCCAAGTGTAGTGGTTATTTCAACTATAGAGTCAGCCTCTCCGTAAACAGCTTTATTACGTTCTTGATCTCTATTACCTTTATAAGTACCTTCCGTAAGAGTTTTACGAAAGTTCTCTTTATTACCTAATTTCTTGTCCCAAGCAATGTAAACATTATCAGTATTAAACTGATCAGTGTTAGATTTAATAGTTTTAAGAAAAGCAAAGATACTACCTGTATTAACACCTTTAGAATTAACTAGCGGTTTCCCTACGTTGTTTGCGATCCAATACGCTCGGTGCAGGGTGTTGTTGCCGTCTATCAGGAGGGTTGTCATTTTGCTTTATTTTAAGTTTATATTCTGCTAGACAAGTATTATAGACGCCTTTAGGTAAAACGTCAACTAAATCTATTATTTTATTTTTTATGCCAAACTCTAAGTCTTTATTTGGTATGGTTCTTACAACTTTATCAGGTAATGAGAAAAAAACGGTATGATCAGGTATATAGGATACAGGTACAAGCCATTCCCCTTTAAGGGTGCCTTCTCTAACCACGTATATGTTTCTTTCTGGTGGGTAGAAGTACTCTTTAATCCTCTTCAGGAGTGTCTTTAAAGCCATAAGGATCTTGCCCGTTACTTTGCATTATATTTTGGTTAATCTTAAACATTACTCGGCGGAACCGTTCTAACAATGCATCATGCGCTGCAGGATCTTCAGCAGAAACTATTTCAACCGGTTGATTGTTTAAATCATAACCAATAAGCATATAAGGCCCGAGAAACTCTTTAATTTGCATATCAAGAGAATCAATCTCTTTACGTTTCTCGTTTATTATCTTACCTTTTACAGTTTTCATATACTCAAGCTTAGCAAGCTGTATCATATCTACAATAGCAGCTTGTTCTGATTGAGTCATGGGTACTGTTGGTACAGTACCCGATGGATTCAAAGCTTTATCCTGCTCAGTAGCAGGTGCTTGTTTTTTAGCCTGAGCCTTTTTACCCTTCGTTGGTTTTTTAGCGGCCATTAATATTATTTAGTGTCTCGCTCGGCGGAAGCTACGAAGTCATAAAACTCTTTACGAGTTTGTGGTTCGTTCATAAAATCCCCAGATAGCTTAGAGGTAATCATAGCACAACCGTGATGCTTTACACCGCGATGGCATGCACAAGTATGAGAGCATTTAAGAATAACTGCTACACCTTGATTACCTACGCAAAGTTGGTCGATAGCTTGATGTATTTGAACGGTTAAGCCTTCCTGGATTTGAGGACGACGAGCATAATGTTCTACAATACGATTGAGCTTTGATAAACCAATAACTTGACCGTTTTTATCAGGAATATAAGCTACGTGAGCAACACCAGTAAATGCTAAGTGATGGTGAGAGCACATAGACACTACAGGTATATTCATCTGACTAACAATACCATCATAACCGTCTGAAGGGAATGTAGTAATCTTAGGTGGGCCTTCATAGCAACCTTTAATAAGATCGCATACGTATGCTTTAGCTACACGACGAGGTGTATCAGCACTATTGACGTCATTGCGCCAATCAATACGCAAAGCATCGAGAAAAGATGAATACGCTTCTGCTGCTTTATCAATAATAGCTTTCCTATCTTCTTCAGTAGTAACCATACTACTATTAGCTGTAGGAAGGGTTGGGTGTTTTAATTCATTTGCCATATTAAATGTTTTTTTATCGGACTTAAACTGTTCGCCCGTTGTACGACTCTGATTTGTTGTTGATTCCATATTTTACTAAATAGCTTATTATAACCTCAATTGAGTCGGTTTTCAACTTAAACTTCTCAGGAATAAACTGTCCTCCGTCATATAGTTCAAAAAAGGTTTCATTAAAAAGTTCTTTGTGGTTTACATAACAGGTACACAATATAGATGCATTACCTGGATCAATCATTACAGTCCACGAACGTGGGTCTGCTTCACCATATTGATCAAAGATCTTATAGACTACATATCCTGAGTCTTTAAGTCTTTTAATAAAGTAGCTCTGGGTTGTTATTTTGTTAGCCATTATTTAACTAGACCTGAAATAATAAAGGTAAAATCAGTTTCTTCTGTAGGTCTGACATAAAAGGACATAACCTTAAACTTAAGATTAATACCTACACGTGCTTTATCAAACTTTACACCAGTAAGAATACGGAATATGTCGAGATTAAAAGGAATGGTCTGATTAAAAGGTTGACCTTCTACTGATTCGGCTACCTTTAAGCTAATACTATCTGTATTAGATTTTTCTTTATCGCCTAGTTCACAATATACTCCATCTGGTAAACCATACAGGTAAATCTTATTAGTATCAGTAGTAAATGAACTAGCCTTTAATATTTCCTGTAGTTTCTTTACGTCAATATCAAAGAAGGTATCGCTGGTAAGAGCTTCTATCTTATCTCTCTTAAGTGTAACCTTAGGAACTACTGAATCGTCTAAGAAGTGATACTTAAACTGTAGTTTTTCAGTTTTATAATAAAGATGGTTAGATTCAATCTTAAATGTTAAGATATCTTCATCAATACAATCAATAACACGTAGTAGCTTCTTAACATCACCAATATTAAGGGTGATCTCTTGATCTACGTTAAATGTAGTATTGTATTTAGCTAATAGAATAATACTTGTATCAGGCTTATTACAGACAGCGTATAAGCCATCCTTATTAAGCTTTATAGACACGATATCTACAGCTTTACCTACAACACTTAAAAAATTGTCGGCAAAATCTTTCTTAACCAGCTTGAGTTCCATTTGTTATCTTCGGTTTTTTTTTATTATTACTAGCTTCCAAGAACGTTAATATTTCTTGGGTCTTGTTATTGATTTTAATCATTTTCTCTTCAAGTTCAAGTAGTTTGTTATGAATATCTTCATATTGAGCTTTTTTATCTAAATCAAACTCAAGTTGATTAGGATCTGAATATGGTTGATTTGTTTCAACTACTGGTTGTACTTGAAGTGGTGCAGGTTGCGCGAAAAACTGCGGTTCTGGCGGTACAAACTGTTGAGGTATAGGTTGCGGCACTGGTTGTTGATAAACCGGCTGCGGAGGTCTTTGTTGCTGCGGTCTTTGCTGTTGTTGAGGTTTTACCCCAGCCGCGGGTAGAATATGAGAAGGCATAACCTTGCTCATATCCACATCGGTGACCTTTAAACCACCGCCTACTTCGTTAGACTTCTGCTTAATGCCATTAATATCACTTTGCAGTTGTTTACCGAACATAGCCGCTAGCACCAGAGCCTCATTTGTAAGAGGCGAGTCTGATGCTGCAAACACCTGCGGTGGTTGTGGTCGTTGGTTAGCCATTATTATAAGTTATCGAGACCGTTTAAAAGATCTAATACTTTATCGTCATTAGCTGTAACAGCTTCTACTGGCTTTGCTGCTGGTTTAGCTGCAGGCTTTGGAGCTGGAGTGTAAGGAACATCTTCTTCCTCTTCAACAGGAGCTGCTACAGGTGCAGCAGCTGCATCACCGTAGTAGTGTTGATCAATGAAAGCTTTAATCTCGTCATTAGATTTACGCTCTACTAAAGTATTAAGATCAATGATACTGTTATATATTTCGTTAATCTTATCTTCATCTAAGCCTTCAATAGCAGATGCGTTTAAGAACTTAGAAGCTGTATAAGTTGGGTACTTTGGTGCACCTGGCTTATCAGATACTAGCTCTACTTTAATACGAAGACTACAACCTTCTTCACTTAAGTCGAAGATCTTTGCACCGAACTCTTCTGAATCGTCACCGTTAATAGCCGATTGAATAATCTTGTCTAGCTGCTTACCATAACGTAATACTTTAACAGTACCGTTATTTTCTGGTTTCTTAGGATCGTTTACAACGTAAACGTTAACTAACCAGTTTTCTTTACGACGCAGGTTAGCTTTAGCGCGGTTTTGTTCATCTGGTGTACCATCACGTAATACCTTAAAGTAAAGTTCACTTACAGGGCAACGATCACCCCATGTAGTAGGTGAAGTAATGCTAGCATATTGACCAGTAGCAATACTATTCCAACCATGATGATAATAATGAAGAATCGTTTCTTCTGGATTCTTAATATTAGGTAATAAACGTACTATGTAAGGCTTTTCACTAGGTTCTAATGATAGTAAATTGCGGTAAGCCGAACTACCGCCTGATTTGTTTTTAGCTTTGTCTACAGCATTTTTAATGCTTTCGAACATATTTGAGTTATAAGGTTTCATATTGAATGATATGTTATATTAG